GTTGAGCCATAGCGTAAATCCATTTATTTTCTCCTCTTCAGTTCTCTATCCATTGCTTCCCTGCCATACTTCTCAAAGATTTCGGCGGGGGTCTTGCGTTGCACTACCGCCTCCATTGCCGGCCTTAGATAGGGTTGAGCTGGTTGCTTGACAGTGCCATATTCTTGGAAGATTGCATGGTCAGAATTGCTCCCTACATACACTTCATCGTCTTTCAAGCCTTGTGTGTCCAGAGCCTCAGCTCTCTCCCCTGCCATGTTGTTGAGCATTTCAGTTCTTGATGTGTTGGAAGCTGACAAAGAGTTTCTGAGCTGTCCATAATCAACAGGTGCTAACAATTTCGCTTGGGAGGCAATAGCCGCACCAATCATGAGATTTGTGATTTCCTTCCCATTGGCTACAGCCGTGCGAACATTCCCTAGCTTCACTCGTTCCTGTTTGACCTTTATCACACCAGCCCTCCACTATCACCAAGCACGTCAGCGGTTGGAGCTTCACCCGTAACATTAGCCGGGGCCTTGATTTTCACTAGCCCGATGGTTGTAACCTCGCCCATGCCTAGGATATCGTCTGGATAGGCCACGCTGTACCAAAGCCCTGCATACTTGATAAGGTCGGTATTGTCTATTGCTTCATCCGTAATAACTACTAAAGAGAGTTGGTCAATGATTGCTTGGGCGAAAATCTGTTGAGCAGAAGATGCTTGAATAATGAAGACTTCCCTTGATTCTCGGATTGCGTACCCTTCTGTCTCAACGCCAGTGTTGGGATCATAGGTTGCTGTGTGCTGGAAAATCTCGATTGTCTGTCTCGGAAAGTCGTTGAAACATTCAAGCATTAGCCCACCCTCTGAATTGGAGTCCCTAGGTCACGCAAGATGTCCATAGGATAGCCCCAACGCTTGTCAATGTGTTGCACGTAGGACACGCTAACAGGACCCATGCTCTTGCTTGCAAGCTCTCCGCCACACACGTTGGTAGTCATGCCACCCATCTTGAATCCACACATCTTTGCAATCGGAATAAGCATACCGTAGGTGATTGAGGTAATTACATAATCCCCTGAGCCAGTGGTAGCCTGTGAGATTGTAGCAATTCCGTTTTCCTCGTCATAAGCGGTGATGTATGTTTCTTCTGGGATGGAAGGATGTTCCAGCACCCTGCCGATCTCGACAGGGTTGGTCAACTTGGAGCGAAGATTCCAGATGTTAGATATGGTCGTTGAGCCATTCTCAAACTCGCAATCAACACGCTCGTTGAACTGATTGTTGAGTATCCGCCTTACATCATTCTCAACCATCGGCAAGAGCAAGGTCAGCCTTGCGTCATAATCAGTTGTGGTGATGTTGAGCAAGGTCTTGACTGTTGCTAGTGTTATCATTCTACAATCTCCGTGAACTTGGCGTACAAAGTAACCGCACCAGTTGAACCCTGAGCAATCTCATTGACCTGTGTAGTCCAATCCGCATCACTGAACCATCCATCAAATGTGAAGCCTTCCTTGGTTGCTTCAGCAAGTGCAACAGGAGTATCCTCGATGTTGTAGGTCGGAGGGTTGTCGGGGTCATTTACCCCGCCGTCCAAGTTGTAGGTAATGTTGTACTCGATGGCGGTAAACTTGGCGTACAGAGTAATGGCTCCATGCGAACCCAGCGCAATATTAGTCACAGAGATGGTTTTGTCAGCGTTACTGAACCATCCATCGAAGTTATATCCAACCTTGGTTGCATCAGCAAGCGTGATGGTAGGAGTCACTATCGTGTAAGTTGCAGGGTTGTCCGGATTGTTGACCCCTTCGTCAAGTTCGTAGGTGATTGGGTACACAGTCAGCACGTGCTTGGCGTAGATTTTCGCATTGTCCTCAATTTTCACGATATCCGTTGCACTCACCTTGTTAGTCAGCTGAACATCAAAGTACCAGCCTTCAAGTTCGTAGCCAGTATTCGGCGTGGTAGTTGGCAAGTCACCGTATGCCTTATCATACGTGACCTCCAGCGTTGCAGGGTTAACAGCACTTGCGAGGTCACCCTTTTCAGCGGTAAGCGTGAATTTGATATCAGAGTAGCTGCCCTGCACCTTGAGATGCCATTCATCATCGTAGTACACAAAGTAGTCGCCAGTGTCCACATAGTACAGCTCAGAACCAAGCACAGCGTCAGCCGGTTTTTCGTCAGTGGACTTTATGAAATACTTCGGGGTGCCCCTCTGAAGGAGTTGGTCGAGCCTACCTCCGGCAGTGAGAAACGCATCCAAAGCAAGTTCGTTTCTATTTGTCATAATCCCTCCAAAGGGTAAGGGGGAGTTGCCTCCCCCACTCAGTTACGGAAGCAGATATGCTTCGATGCTTGCACCTGTCACTTGACCATCAGATGCAATGTCGATATTTATCTTCCCATCGCTCTGAAGGAAGCGGGATGACTCAAGGCAAACAACCTTAGTTTCAGTGGTATCCACATCAAAGGCGAGGTTGCCAAGAGAAGCATCGGAGAATGCTCCAGCGAGAATGGTTGCGGTGTATTTGGTGGTAGCACCAAGGAACCTAACCAGCAAACGATCGTGAGCCATTTCCTTTGCGTCAATCTCGTGGTCATTTGTCTTGTCAGCATCATCAGCGGTGACAGCGTATGGAGTATTATACAGCAAACATTTTGAAACAGTAACAGCACTTCTAGCCATAATTAACCTCTATAATTAACACACGTTTTGCAAAAAGAGTTCTTCTTGTCGTATGTTTTCGGGCATGAATCACAAGGGTTTGCGATTTCCTTCACTTGCTTTACAGCAGGTGCGGACTCCGCAGAATCCGCTACCTTCTTTGTCTTAGCCATTAGATTGCCGTCTCAGCCTTGGACTTGACGTAGGCAACAGCGAGGGTTGCAGGGTAAAGAACCTTGCCACCGTACACATTAAGCGCACGCATCTTGTCCTCAAAGGCGGCCTCTGCACGCAGAGCCTCAACCTTCTCAAGCTGGTGTGCAAAGCCAATGGTCATGTCACGGATGAAGAACATCGGGGCATACCAGTTGGTGCCACTGTGCTGGATGTTGTTGGAGACAAAGACCTCGAAACCAAGGTAATTTCCAATGCTACCATTTGCGAGAGCCGCACTGTTGTCGGTATCACGGATAATCTTGGCGAGAAGCATCTTCTCCTTAATCCACGGGGGAACGACCGCTACACGCCCAGCCTGCGGAGCGTTGGCCTCGTCAAGCTTACGAGCTGCACCAGTGAACAGGGAAATGACGTTTGCGCTGGACACTTCGGTCGCACTAGAAGTGGTGCCGGAAACAGTGATACCAGCGTTTGCGTATTCCTTAGCAAGGAAGGCGTCAATATCGTTAGCCATGCCGTAAGCAATCCGCTGGGCAAGTTTGGACACGAGCTTGGGCTTGGACTGAATAGCGTCCACATCATCAATCTTGACGGCCGCATACACCTTCTGGTCAATCTGAAGGATCTTGTCTGCATCGGTCAACTCTTCGTAGCTGACGGTGCCAGAGTAAGCCGCAACGCTCACATTACCGACTTCGTTAATCTTTACGCTAGAGCCATAGCCCTTAATCTCACCTTCGAAGTCCTTGTTTGCGAGAGCACCAAAGACAAGCGAATTGTCTAGGTTCTCAAGAATGCTATCTGCCCACAACTGTGGCTTGAAATTGTCATATGCCATGTTTTACCTCTATACAATGTACCCGTTTTCTCGGCGGGCTTTTTGGCGTTCCTCTCTGGTTGGGAGCTTTTCAATCTCAGCTTCAGTGAGCTTCTTCTTGGTTTCCCCGCCCTTTGGTACTTCGCCTTTCAGTCGTTTCGCTATCTCGGCTTCTGAAAGCTCATGAGCCTTCTTGTCGAGAAATTCCTTCAGTGCCTTTGCGTCAGCCTTGATTTCATCTTCGTCTTTACCACTGATGCGATTTGCAAAATCTGGGGGCAAGCCCACATCAGCCAGTGCTTCAATGACGGTCAGCTTCCGCTCACGCTCTGCGAGTGCCTTAGCCCTCTCTTCCAGTTCCCTCTTCTCGGCTTCACGCTTCTGTTCATCGGTCATTTGTGACTTCTGGATTTCAGCAAGCTTTGAATTGGCTTCAGCAAGTTTGGCTTCGTACTCTTTCTTGATTTTACTTGCAGTTTTGTCTACAGCCGATTGAATCCTTTTCTCAAGGTCGTCTGTGTTGGTAACGCCACCCTCAATAGGATTCGTCACTTTCTCTTCAGTAGAAACGCCACCAGCTTCCTGATTCGTCTTTACTTCATCTGCCATGTTAACACCTCTTTGTTAATCTGTCAATCTTGACACTATCTGTGCCTGTGTTAATAATAGCACGGATTTGTTAGGTTGTAAAGCCTAGCTCAATCCCTGCTTCTTCCACTTGTCATAAGTCTTAAAGCTGATAATATCCGTCTTCCCAGTCACAAGGTCTTTCCTAATATATTGCACCATTTACAGCTTTTGGTTTATACTCAATTCCGGTTCGTATGCTATCTTTTATAATCCTTTTAACATCCTCGTCACTCATACCCATAACCATGAATATTGGAAACGGTTTCTTAAACTTCTTTGAGTAATCTATGCATAGTTCTTTTAATTCTGCCATTACAAAACCTCCTTTATCATCTTCTCAAAAACACTATAGGCGTTTGGCAGGTATTTTTTCAATACATCCAAACTATCCTTATTTGTAAGCGTAGCGCTAAGCATCTCTGCAAACGCTTCAGTCTCAAGCATTCCTTTATTTCTCCAATACTCCTCTCCATGACCGACTATAACTTTACACTTGCCGTCTGTAGCCCCTTCCACAATATCACTTATTTCTGTTAGAGATTTATTAGGTAAACCTTCCAGTTCTCTTGATATTCTATCATAACCCCATTGTATGTTATATTCTTTTTTGCCACCAATTACTGTTGATAAATCTGTATTTTCTCCGTACTTATCCCATATTGCACCATATTCCTTATTTTCCATATGCTTCACTATTTCTGGTAGCATTTCATCCTTATATGATTTTGCCCATGTATCAACATCACTCCGTATAGCTTTGCCAAATTCGTTATTATTATATCCTTGTGAGTAGTGTGTCACACCATCATAATTTTTACCTAATTTGTAGTCAATGGCATGCCCTGTCTCGTGAACAAATGTTTGATATGGGTTTGAAAATTCGCTACCAGTCCTATCATTTTCAATATTAAATACTATCTTCTCATCGCTTGGATTAAAATATGCACCGCCAGAATGATTATTATCCTTTATATTAATCTCACTCTCATACTTATTATAAAGGTTAGTAGCATCTTTATTATCACTTTTTTCAATAATATCATGCAACTCATTGTAATTGTCTTTACCTAATTTTTTAGCTACATCGCTATCATAGTTTCTAGTGATATTATTTTTTGCAACTGCTGTCGGCTGTTCCTTTTTCCAAGTATCATAATCTTTATATGATGCAATATCGCTCTTACCAGTAACCGGATTCACACCCCTGCGTAGCGTAGGCTCCAGCCCTGGCACAACGTCAATGGTGGTGCATCTGCACTGGATATCTTCCGCAGGGTCGCCAAAGTCGCCAGGATACCTTGCAGACAATCCATGAATGTGAAACAAGCCGTCTTCATCTTCAAACTGTCCATCTAACATTTGGTGGCTGTCTCGTGTCCGTCCGTCCAGTGTTGCTACCCATTGCCTACGGATTCTCACGCCTTCAGCTTTCAAGTCCTCTGAGTTTGCATAACTCCCTGCGTTAGCCAGTCGGTTGCCTTCCGTCCTCACTACTCTAAGAGCGTTGTAAGCGTTGCCGTCAAAGGTTGCCTTGAGTGCTTGTGCTTGCTTAACGTAGGATTGTCCATTAATAAGCCCTTGTTTGACTACTCTCAGCGTCTTGGTCAATTCTTGGTTGAGATTGTTGACTAGGATCCCTGTAAGCGTGTCACCGCTAGGAGGTATCATGCCTTTAGCTATGGCTGCAAGTCTATCATCTCGCAATTTATTCAGTCTTGATATATCACCAGTTACCGCAACTTCTCTGACAATCGGATTAGGTGCGGCATATTTGATGTTTGTTCCTATCTGGTCAGCGAAGAAAGCTGTTGTGTATCTGTCCATGAGATAGGATTCATCGAAGGTAGTGTACATGCCTTTAGTGATTGTCTTTCGTGTTTCCTTACCAATCTGGATATACACGCCCTTGATTTCCTGTTCCATAGTCTTGAGGCGGTTATAGAGGTTCAAGGTCTTGTAGTAGTCTGCGCTGTCAACGCTCGTGAGATACTTTGCGTATACATCCTTGACCAATCCAGTCACATTATCCCTGCCGAAACGATAAGTTTTCTTTATCTCGGATTCGATGGACAGGAGGATGGAGTCGATTGCCTTACTCTTGGCTGTCTGCATCTGTTGCAATGTCATCAGCTTCCCCCATATCATCTAGGTTAATCATCGGAGCCTCGCCAGCAAGCCTTTCTTGTTCGATATCACTGTTCAGCCCTACCCATTCTTGCTTGGTCTGATTAGATATCCAATCAACTCCGGTAAGTACCTGGATAAGTGTCTCATTGTCAGTAGGTAGTGTGCGCTCGAAGGATATGGTAAACTGCTCAGGCTGTAAGTTGTCTCTAAGCCTGACAAGTTCCATGATAAGGTCAAGTCGCTTCTGTGTGCCCTCAACAAAGACCTTCTCAATCCGCTTTGAGTACATGTCCATATCGAAGAGCTTTATCTTCAACGCCTTTGCAGAAGCCTCGCCTTCCATCTGCGTATGCCAGTCTACAGTGTGCGAATGGCGGTAGATTTCTTGGATAAGGAGGTCGGTCACGTACTTGCGGAACTCTGGTGAAAGGTTCTTCTCAAGGAACTGCGGGGTGATTTCGTCCTTTGAAATATCCTCAAGGGTCTTGATTTCGTTGAGGTGGTCTCGGTCGTCTGGTGAGAGCTTCTTACCAAGAAGGAGAATTGCGTCAACGATGCGATCAATTTCGTTTGAGTTGCCTGTGATTGCCCAATCGAGAGCTTCGATATAGGACACAACAGCATCAAACGGGGAGGTGTCGCCTATCATTTCCGAACGGTATTCCACCACAGGGCACATGGAGAAGGTGAGTTCCCTTGTGTCAATCTTGGTATAGTCATCCTTCTCTGCTCTGAATTGTGTCCACTCGGTAGCGGTAATGTAGTCAGCTAGCTTTGCGCCGTTGCTCTCACGGAACCACACAACAGCGATAATCTCCGGCTCGATGGTGTCGGAGTAAATGGGAACAACAGAGAGAGGGTCAAGCGGTGCAAATTTGATTTGCGTGCCCTTGAGGTTCTCCCCATCCCCGACAGTGTAGACGAGCTCGTAAGCACGATTGAACGTCAAAGCATTAAGCCCTGCCTTCATGTCCTTAACGCTCACGTTATTGTCGTCAAGGATTTCTTGGATGTGCGCTTCATAGTCGTCATTTTTGCTATCGTATTGTACATTGCTGAAGAGGTAGCCAGCATGCGTGTCAATGACCGTTGAGAAATATGCGGTCGGCACACACCAGTTCGGGGTGCGTCTCTTCAGCTCTCTTTGTCTGATCCGTTCCATGAGGTTTGGATTGCGCTTCATGTACAGGTCATAATACAGTTGCATCTGCCTGTAAATGTTCGTTGAGGTGTAGCCGTCAATCAGTTCTTTTATCGTCTTTCCGTCCATGTTATCTCCCTACTGAGTAAGTGCCCTTCTCTAGCCTTTGTACTGTACATGCTGCTGAGTCGGGTGCATCATCGTGCCCTTGGTTCTCTTGGTAATCTACAATCTGCTCTATGTACTCTGGGTCTGTCTCTGGTGTCCAGTATATATCATTCCAAGCGGATTTCAAATAGGTGCTAATCTTGATGTGCTTGTTCATGTGCTCGCTGTACGTTGAGATATTCGGCCACATCTGCCCGAACTCCTTAGCAAGATAGCCCTTGTCAGCATTGCGCTCCATGTAGAGCGTGCCTGCCTTGTACTTCTGCAAGAGGGATAGTATCTCATTGTAATGGTTCTGTACGTGCGTAGGCCAGACCTTCCCAAATGCATATAGCTTGCCGTCATGCTTGCACATGATTGTCAGTGCAGTGGTATCCGCTCCACCGTAAGAAGCGTCTATATGGGCGATTCCATCAACGTAAGGATACTTCTCGTATTTGGGATTCGGGAACAGGCAATCTTCATCGGCAACGTGCTTCAATTCGTAGTTGGCGGAGAACAGGGAAGCTGTCATGCTCCGTTTCTTCTTGAGGATCCCTTCCTCGTCAAAGAGTCCAGTGTCGTAGATCGTGAATAACTCCGGCTTAGGCATGAGTCTGAAGGTGTCTTGCTTGTGCCACGGTGTACCTGTGTTGAGTATCACCCCGCCCTTGGTTCGGATATTCTGTAATTCTTGATACACATTATCAGTCTGGATTCTCTCAGCGTTTGAAATGCGGTCTTTCAAAGTAACAATATCATCTGTGTAGATTCTCTTGAAGTGCTTTCCGGTTATGGCGAATGATCGTATACCATC